AACAGCATCCACATACGGCTACTCTACCGCCGCTGACGGAGCGATCAGTGCTGATGATATCGTTGAGCTCGAGCATTCAGTTGATCCGGGTTACAGAAACAGACCTGGGACAAGATTCATGATGCACGACAGCGTTCTGAAGGCTATCAAAAAGCTTTCACTGGCAAACACCAACCTTTACCCGGTATGGTTGCCTTCGCTCCGTGACGGTGCGCCTCCGACCATCCTGAACCACCCTTACACGATCAATCAGCACATGGTTGATTTTGTTGGAGCAGCTTCGTCAGCAGATGACAACAAAAAGATCATGCTGTTTGGTGACTTCAAAAAGTACATAATCAGGAAAGTTGCAGCCATGAGAATGGTTCGTTTGAACGAGCGCTTCGGTGATACGGATGAAGTGGGATTCGTCCTCTTCTGGCGGTGGGATGGTGACCTGCTCGATGCAGGAACTCACCCGATCAAACACCTCAGAGTTTCAACCACTTAATCCAGGTGCATAAGGCTGTCCTGGTAACCGGTCCAAGCATTGAGCCGATCACACTCGCAGAAGTTCAAACACATCTGCGAGTGACCGGCCAGGATGACTATTTGAATGGACTGATCACCACTGCTCGGAAAAACATTGAACGGTACCTCAACCGGGCCATCATCACTCAGGAGTGGAAAGTTTATTACGACTGTTGGAGTGATTGCCTGAAGATACCCTATCCTGTATTGCAGTCGGTTCAATCCGTAAAGTGTTATGACATATCCGGCACTTTGCAGACACTATCAGCAGCCGATTATTACTGGGTTGTGACTACAGAGGACCCTGGAAGTATAGTTCGAAAATATGATGCTGTGTGGCCTGACCTGCAAGACGGCAGACCGGATGCAATAGAGATCGCGTACACCGCTGGATGGGTTAAGACTGTTAGTCCTGCTGTAGACAATGTCCCGGATGAGATAAAGCATGCCATGAAGTTACTGATAACAAACTGGTATGAGCATCGCGGGGATATTGTCATCGGAACGGTGAACAAAATACCGAATTACATACTTGATTTAATTCATACATACAAGATCTACCACTTTTGAAAATACAAGTAGTCATACCGTTATGGAAGCGTCCCGAGATCACACGGTTTTGCTTTGGTGAGTTGAAAAAGCTCATCACAGAAAGCAAGCATGATATTAACGTCTTGTGCGTGATATCGGAGCAGGAATATATTCCGGTGTGTGCCGAGTTTGGTTTTCATTGGGTCTTCGCGTTGAATGATCCTCTCGGGGAAAAGATCAATGCAGGGATTTTAAAAGCCTTGACGTTTGAATTTGATTACCTGATGATGATGAACAGTGATTCGGTGATCCGTGTGGATCTGATTGATCGCTGGTATGATGAGTTCTTCAACAAAAAGGAAGAATTCTTCGGGGTTAATAAAGTGACCTACCTGGATTCAGAGACCGGCGACGCGCGCGATTATGTGTATGACTTCTCCATCCTGGGGGTTGCGAAATGTATCCGTCGGGATGTGGTGGAGAGAGCATTTAAAGAGCGCGGTATACTGTATCAACCGCAGCGTAATAAGGGGCTCGATGATAGTGTATATGACACGCTCATGAAAATCGGAGTTTACCCCAAGCGGGTTAATTATCAGGGGCAATTGGTTTACGACATCAAAAGTGAAGTAAATATCTGGCCCTGGAAGCACTTCGAGAACAAAGGCAAAAAAGTTGATTCAGAACTATGCTTCAAAGTCGCGTAAGACGGGGGGAAATGGATCAGCAGGTTACGTTCCTGCAAGCGATCATCGGAAGTAACTCCACCAACGAGGATGAAAACGAAGGATGGGAAGAAATCGAAGTAGATCCAACGGTATGGGCGCGAGTTCGACAGCAGAAAGGTAAAGAGGTTGTTATCGCGGATCGAGTAACTCATCTGCAAACCACAGTCTTTACGATCAACTACCGGGCGGATATTTCGGTTTTGAATCGCATAGTGTATCGGGAGAAGGTCTACGACATTCTTTCGGTTGTTGAAAATGAAGGATCGAGGGAAGGTTTTTTAGATGTAGTTGGTGAACTGTTAGACAACGAGGTATGGACGTAAGCATTAGACTCACAGGTGAAAAAGATATTGATCGGGTTCTTATCGGACTTCCGAAACAGATCAATCACCGGGTTTTGCAAACGGCTCATGCGGCGGCAGCAAAACCAACGGTGAACGCGGCTAAGTTGTTGGCTCCTGAAGGACCAACCGGGAATCTAGTTGACTCTATCGGAATTCAGAAAACACCCATCGGTCGAGCTGGCGCACTTGGAGAGATCGCCGTAGGCCCACGAAGAGGAAGGTATAAAGGATATGCAGCGCACCTGGTTGAATATGGTACACGCGCGCGCAGGACAAGAGGCCGTGGAAAATACCGTGCTGGTGCTTCACGCGGAACAATGCCAAAACGCCCGTTTATGTACCCAGCTTGGATTAAGACACAAGCGCAAGTGAAGGATTCAATCAACGGACAGATTGGACGCGTGTTGTACAACTACATGAGACGAACGATTAAGCGATCTGGATTATGATTCAAGGGATCATTACCATACTGAAGGAATCGGAAGCAATTCAGGATCTGATCGGACTTAACAGCATCGGAGACAAGTTCAAGGTGTATCCTGGCATTTGTCCTCAGCCTGAAAAGCCTCCATTCATTGTAGTTCGTCGTTCATCGAAATCGCCTGTGCCTTGCAAAGGAGCTCGGGCAACGTCTCATGTATACGGCATTGAGGTAATAGCGTATCACGTCAATTATTTTGACCTGGACGCAATCGAAACAGCGGTAGACGACGCGCTGGATAATCAGAAAGGAACATCCGAAGGTGTTCACTTCCAGGAGATCCGCGAAACGAATTCATTCGATGCGGAATATATCAAAGAATGGAAGCTTCATGCGCGAGTGATCGAATTCGACGCGACGGTATATGCGGGTGAGATTACTTAAAAGCTGGAAGAATGACCAGGGACGAAAATATCCTATTGGCTGGATCCTTGGAATATCGAAAGGAGTCGCGCTTCGGATGATTGATGGTGGAATTGCTGAGGAGTACAAAGGCGAGTATCCTCCGAGGACGAAAATGCAGACTGATTTTTTTAAGAAGAAATAACACACACACTTAACACACCCACACATGGTAGAAATTGGTAATGACATACTTCTGTATGTCAATAATCAGGTGATTGGTTGTCTTACAAGTAACGAATTCAATTCGACAAACGAGCAAATCGACGTTACTTGTAAAGACAACAACGGCGCTCGCCAAGTAAGGCCCGGAAGCAATACTGCTTCTTTGCCATTCGAAGGAAACTTCAACCCTGCCTCCGGATATGGGTTCGAAGATCTCTTGTCAGTCCACAAAAACAAAACTCGCGTCGGAGTAAAACAAGCCCTGACAAACGGGCTGTATGTAATCGGGTATGCGTACCTGAATACCTTGAATTGGACTGCTCCGCTCAACGCAGCAAGTACATTCAGCGGTCAATTCGACGTGGATGGTGAGTGGGATTACGGAACTGAAACTTAATACGATATGATTGGGAAAGGGCTATTTGAGTTCACACTCGACGACGGAAAGAAGATTGGCTTTAAGTTCGGAATGTATGCGGCTGGTCTATCGGAAAAATCCGCTGGACATAGTATCACCGAAATATTCAAACGCATACACAATGGACCAGACCGAACGCTGAGCCTGCTTCATTATTTCTATGGAGGTGCCGTAGCGTACAATGACAGCACAAAAGGAACTGAAGAAATCTCGCTTGATAAAGTCTCCGACTGGATTGATTCACTTGGCCTAGTTAAGGCTATGAACCTTTTCTCTGAATCGGTTCAATCATCTGTGCCAAAAAACGGCAAAGCCCCGAAGGAGACGGAGGGGCTGGGAATATCTCAATAGAAGAAATTCTATTCTTCGCCATTACGGAGGAGGTTGTACAAACAGTCGATGAATTCTGGTCTCTCTCCTGGCAAGAATGGTCTCTTTATCAAGCGCGTCATATAGCGCGTGTACAGAAAGAGGAGAAGCGACTTGAAGTAGCAGTCTATAATCCACTTCGAATTATGTGGGCGTCGATGATGAATCGACACCGAGGCAAGAATGAAAAGAGATACAAGCCGGAAGATCTTATCAAACTAAGCTTTGATAAGAAGGCGGACGAAAACCAGGTAGTTGTTCCCGCTGAAGTAATGATCAAGCGAATGGGCAGGAAGTTTAAAAAGAATGGCAACTAACGCGATACTTGCAAAGATGGCTGTTATGATTTCAGCGAATACCGCTGAATTCAACACTGCTTTGCAACGTTCGCAAAATCAGTTTGCCAGCTTTACTAACAACATTCAAAAGCTTGCCGGCGCGGTAGGGGTTTCATTTGGTGCGTTTCAGATTTTCGGTGTTGTTAAGGATGCTATTAATTCGATCAAGGATTTCGAACATGAACTTTCTGTAGTCAAGGCAATCACTGGGGCGACGGGTTCAGAGTTCAAAGCTCTCCGAAAAAGCGCCCTGGATCTTGGGGGCTCGACAAAGTATACAGCTCAACAAGTAGCCAGCCTTCAGGTGGAATACGGACGGTTGGGCTTTACTACCGAAGAGATTTTACAGGCAACAAAGGCCACTCTCGACTTGGCCACGGCCACTGGCGAAGACTTGGCCAAATCTGCTGATGTCGCAGGCTCGACGGTCCGAGGTTTTGGTCTACAGGCCAGCGAAACACAACGTGTAGTTGATGTGATGGCTGAGTCCTTCAACCGGTCCGCGCTCGGACTTGATAATTTTTCCGAGTCCATGAAATACGTTGCGCCGGTAGCTGCTGCTGCGGGTGCGTCTGTTGAAGAGACTACTGCCCTACTCGGAACATTGGCAGACTCGGGTATTCGCGGATCAATGGCGGGTACCTCCCTCCGGAAGATCTTCACCGATATCGCGAAAGATGGTCGGCCACTACAAGAGCGACTTAAAGAGCTTGGCGATCGAGGCATCACAATGGCTGATGCTTTCGATGAGGTCGGCCGTACAGCGCAAACGTCTCTCCTCATTCTCGCCAAGAACACTGATAAAACCAACCAACTCACTGAAGCACTGAAAAACTCAGCTGGTGCCGGCGCTCGAGCTGCGGAAATTATGGGTGACGATCTTACGGGAGATCTCACCAGGTTATCCAGTGCTTATGATGGACTCGTACAGAGCGCCGGATCAGGAACAGGTGTTCTGCGTGAATTTGCTCAATCTGGAACCGCTGTTTTAAATGCTCTTAATGCGCAAAACGGAGCGCTTGGAGAATACATCGCTGGATGGGTCAAATTAGCACTTGTCGTTCCTCGTACAGTAGCGACTGTTTTGAAAGGATTAGGAGAAATCTTTTCTGGGACAGCGAAGCTTACAGAGCAACAGATTCAGCTTATCTCTTTTCAGCTCAACAAACTCCGTGATGAAGCAAAATTAAAGGGGAACCAGGAGGATGTAAAGTTATACACGAAACTGCTTGCAGACCTTACTTCCAAATATGGTTTGTTGAGAGATAAGGCTATAGAGTTTAAGGAGGAAAGCACCTCCGCAAACAATGCAGCGGCGGCAACTTCTGCCGGGCTCATTCAGCAATTAGAGGAACAGATCGAGAAATTAGAGGCTGCAAAAAAAGCATCTTTCTCTACGGGAGAAATAGAAGTATTTAACAAGAAGATTTCGGAACTAAAGATACAGCTTGAAGCGCTTAATATTGCTTTTCCGGGATCGGCTTTCAGAAGAGGGGAAGGGGTTTCTGCTGATCGCTCGCAGCAATTAGCTGCGGTAACAACGCCAGTAGTGCCAACTCTTGTGCCTGAACCAGAAGAATTTCAACCTAAATTCGATGCGTTAATATCAGCATATCAGAATAGTAAGCAGGCTTTAGAAGACTGGGCTGCAACGGCTCAGATATCTGCTGAGCTCTATGCGGCTTCATTGGTGGATCTTTCAGGAGTTGTTCAGTCGGCTATCTCAGGAATCGCACAAGCATTCGGAAGCGCCATTTCAGGCACTGCTAATTTCGGAGATGCTTTGTTAAAAGTAATTGGTGGCGTGTTGGTTCAACTCGGTGAAATGCTGATCACTGCCGGACTTGGTGTTGAAGCCTTTAAAACTTCACTCAAATCACTTAATGGATTTGTTGCTATTGCCGCGGGTGCGGCATTGATCGCGCTTGGAACTACAATCGGTTCGCGGATAAAGGGACTTGGTAGCAGTACACCTGGGGCAACGTCAGCCAGTACATCATCACAAAACGCCGGAAGAGTCGGCACGTCTATTGGCGATGTTCAGGATGTGGAGGTAACCGGCGAAATCATAGTGCGTGGAGAGGATTTGTTTGTAGTGCTCTCTAATTTTCAGAAAAACAAACGTTTTACTTCTGCTCTGAATGGCTGAGACACTCGTATATCGAATCCAATTCACGGCAGACAATCCTTATGGCACATTTGTGTCGGGAGATATTGTTGATATTTATTATGATCCAGATGCTGACCCAGTTCCTGCGAATGGATCATCCGTTGGATATTCTGTAAAGAAAAATAATGTAACGGTAACATCTGGGAATGTAATTTTAATGCCCGCTCAATCTTACACCATTGAGAGCAATCAATTCGCACAGATATGTAATGACACGACGTTAATACTTACAGTTCGGGGCACCATTGAATTTCCCTATGTTATCAAAACCATTGAACCGGATCATCCTGCATGCGCGATAGACCCTGGAACATGTGATTTAATCATCATAGGAATTCCTACTACTATTTCAGCTAGCGGTCCAACAGAATCCGACGGGGTATTGAATGTGGTTGCCACATCAGAAAACCCGATACAATACAAATTAGGGGCGCCTTTCATTTATGGGGATGGCACAGCACAAAGCTCCGGAACCTTTTCTGGATTGGTACCAGGAACATATAGAGTTTATGTTAGAAATAGCCTAAACTGCTCAACTGATGTCCAAGTAATTGTCGGATTCAGCAACACCTATTCAACAATCTACAGATTAGAATATGTAGACATTGGTGGAGGGCCGACGCGAATCGATGTCAAAAAAAGAGACTACAGTGGTCCGATCACTGAGGTGTGTGGCGCGGGAATTCCTTTCGAACGAAGCCTACGTGGCGAAGGAAGCTTGAATAAATTTGAACCAATCCTTAGTACGGAGGCACAGTTGAATCTTACATCCATAGCTGATTTTGAGTTTGGTCAACTCTACACTAACAGTCCAGAAGATTTTTTGATTGAGTATTACAAAGACCTTGGTAACTACTCAGACCCTTCATCAGGAGAAGATCCGATTATTTTGCCTGGGCTTTCATCATGGAACACAACATCGTTAAACCTGGATAACCCGGAATGGAATACCGGGATAAATCCTTTTGTCGATTTGGTAGGCGCTGGTTTCGATGCTGACGTATCAGAAATACTTTATGCTGATTATGCGTTCATGGATGGTTCTGAGTATACGGTAACAGTCAACTATACAAAGACCCATATTTCAGGAGGTCAAAATCCCCGTGTATTTTTTCTGAGAGTTTACGACGGCTCTTTTAACATTCAATTCGAGGCATCAAAAGCGATCACCCCCGGAACAGTTACGGAAACAATCACGATATCATTCGTCGCAAACGCAGACTCTACCAGGTTAGGCGTGGTGGTTAACATGGGGACGGTGTGTAGAGTTCAGATAAATGAGGTCTCTGGAGTCGTGAAAGTGGATGTTACGCCGGAGCCTCTCGGATTGGAATTGCTTGGCACTTATAAAGTACTCCCACAGCAATACGCCGAGGATTACAAAGCGCCCCCATATTATGTTAGTGTGATTGCTACTGATGGACTTCCTTCCTTGAAGGATTACCCTTTTCTTCAAGATGATGGCCAACGGTTTAACGGTATTGTAAAGCAGATCCAGCTTATAGCCCTAATCCTACGAAAGACGAGGCTAGCACTAAATATTCGATGTGCTTGCAATTTGTTTGCCGTGGACATGGAAGACAATTCTGAGGTTTTGAGTAATGATCCGCTCGATCAGGCTTTTGTTGATGTGGACGCTTACTATCTAGCTACAGACGAACCCACGTTTGATTATGTACTTCGCGCTATCTTAAAACCATATGGCGCCAGGACTGTTCAGGAAAATTCAAAGTGGAACATAGTGCGTGTTGAAGAAATGCGCAGTGAATATGCATACCGGGAATTTGATCCAAATGGAGTTTATCTATCAAACGGAACATTCAACCCCATCGTTGACCGAAACATTAACGGTATCACCTGGTCAGACCGCAATCACAATATGGAATTGCGGCCTGGCTTTGGAAAAATCATTGCACAGTATAATCTAGGCTTACGCGAAAATATTTTAAAGAACGGCGATTTCCGTTTGAAGTCTGTTTTTAATCCAACCGACGGAACGTTCTCCTACGCCATTGATCTGTATGGGTTCCAGCTTGTCAACACTGGGTATCCAGTCTTTGAAGGATTTGAGCGAGTAGATCAAGAGGGTAATATAGCCTATACGATATACGGGGGGTCCAGTGACGACGTGAGTAATCCGGCATACATTCAGACTGATGTATACACGATTAAAATGGGCATAAACGATAGCCTGAGAATTCGCTTGCGATTCAAATTATCGGTGGTACCTGGTGATCCTCTGTATCAAAAAATAAGGCTACAGGTACGGTACGGAATATACTACTTAAAGAGTAATGGCCTTTGGAGCACCGATCCGAATGAGTTGGTGTTCTTTGTGGAGGAGTTTGGAAAATATACAGAGGCAGAGATCATAGCCTTCTCGCCTGATGTAGGCGCCGCAGATGGATATGAGTTCACCATGCGGATGTATCAAAGTTTTGTTAACGATGCGGATTACACTGACTTCAATTCACTAATAGCTGTTCCGACTGAGGAGGCAATGATCGGAACCAAAACGCAGGTGAGATCCGGTGCATTAAAGCCAGTCAGACTTTACTATTATGAATTAGAGGAAAGCGAAGAGCCGGCACATGAGAACGTCACAGCTATCAGCTCACGCGGATCACATGATCCATCGGGTGGTTCATTCCCTTCTTCTGGTGGTTCAGGTGGAGGTGGTGTGATTCAGAAAGGTGATACTTGGGCACTATCTGCTAATGGAGTGCTGGATGGTCAAAATGTTTTTGAAGGTGCCAGGATTACAGCAAAATTCGATACTCCTGCCAGCAACTTTGATGAGTGGTGGTACAATCTTGTGCCAGAGATTGTTGTTCCAGCGGATTATTTATTTGACATCCATCCGTACCAGTGGGTATTAAAAGGAATTGGCCCAGGTTTAGCCCTCGGCGGTAACCGCGGTACCAATTTAATTGCCATTGATGAAATCGCAGTAGAGTTCCTGGTGAATGGGAATAGCCCGGTCGATACTGTCATCCGGGAGATAAAAGGTGAGGTTAGGAATAACGAGGTTGCTACCGAAGAACTTATTCACGGGTCATACAGCACAGTGATTAGCACAGCATCAATATATGAACTTGGTATTGATTCATTCTCCCGTTTCGCTAATACAATCAGCAGCATTATCACAACCAGTGTATTAAGTGCCGATATTCTTTACACAGGATATCTGCGTGATGCTGACGGAAATGGTTTCGAAAATTGGGTACGTCCTGGAATTGCTGAGTCTGATAAACTTCATGGGATTTTCTTAAAGATGTACGCTGCTCAGTACAAAAGATCGTGGAGGAAGATCACTGGAAGCCTGTACGGTAATAATGGGCATTACTTCAATTTTCTAAATGTTTTGCGCGAAGTATCGGACAGCAACCGGTTATATCTGCCAATCTCGCTGCGAATTGATGATAAGAACAATCGTTACAGTGGAGAATTTTTAGAACTCATGGATATAACCGCGGATGGAGGCAGTGACGGAAGCGGAGAATCTCCTTTCAATAGCGCATTTAGTACAGGGTTTGGGGCTTCTGGATTTAACTAATGAACTAATGGCACAATTAAGTAGAACAGCATTTGAAATACTTTACGGAACCAACGGATCTCAGTTCCCTGACAACACAACAGGACTGATCACCGAACTTATAATACGAACATTCGGAAAGGATCTATCTGATTCATTCCTGAATAACGTCTCTGACTTTCAGCGCCTCACCACCGCCTCAGGAACTGATACATATACTGCGTCTGGCGGCATAACTGGATATGCAGCAGGGTTTACGATTGTGAGTCAATTCACAAATGCTAACACTGGGGCTTCAACCTTAAATGTCAACGGTCAAGGTGCTAAGTCGATAGTAAAGAACGGATCAACAGCACTCAGCTCAGGAGATATTTCCGCTGGTCAAATTTATGTTCTTACTTATGATGGTACGAATTTCCAGATCGTTGGTAAAATCGCTACAGCAGGATTGACTCCAGATTTAGAAGCTGTTCTATCCGAAGGTAATGACGGTGGCGCCCTCCAAATAAAAAACATCGCTGATCCAACGGCCGCACAAGACGCCGCTACGAAAGCCTACGCTGACGCTCTCGTTACTGGACTTTGGGATGATCGGGGCAATTATGACCCTACAGCGACGAGTGATTACCCTGCAAGCGGAGGATCCGGAACAGCCGGCGCAATTCTGAAGGGTGATATATGGACTGTCTCGGTGGCCGGAACGATCAGTGGAAACACTGTAAACATCGGCGACACTGTCAGAGCCCTGGTTGATTCTCCTGGACTCACAGATGCCAACTGGGCGATCGGCGAAAACAACATTGGGTACGTTCCAGAGAACCAGGCGAACAAAGCGACTACATACGGCACCGTTAACAATACGCTATATCCTACGACACAGGCGACGGAGAACAGATACTGGAAGAACGGAGCGACGACAACGTTATCCGGATCTACAACCGTTGCCAGCGGATCAAACACTTTGGGGTTTTCCTACACCGGAACCGGAACGACAATACCTTATACTTTTACTACATCGATCACAGCAACGGCGAATAGCCAGACGATGATAGCTTTTGATTTCGATACCACATTCGCCAATGGTGGATTCACCGGCACTATACCGGTAGCTATGCGGATAAGATCGGGGAGGGTTGGTATTAACGCCGGTACTACCGATCCGGCGGCAGCGCTGCATTTAAGAGGACTCGGAACTACATCGGCGACTTCAGTTCTAAGAATTGAGGACTCCGCAGGAACTGCGATATTTCGTTTTGGTGACGATGCATTTGGACGTTGGGGTAGCGCTGGATCGCCTCCCAACACGGGTCCGACTTCCAGCGGTACAGCACTGTCTAAAAGCGGCGACGGATTTATGATCACCACGAATATCACCGGGACCACAGTCGAATGTACTAACTCGGCAACCTCGGGCAATTCATGGAAATTGCGCATCCACGGAACGAACGCACCGTCTTCCGCTAGTACCGCCATCTTCCGCGATATATACTCGACAACCACTTTCGATTTTACTTCTGCAGGAAGTGGAGCCACTGCTATCGGGTTTGATTGGGCACCTACGTTAACAAGCGTAACTAACGCATACGGCATCCGGATTAATCCTGCAGAAGCGAAGAGCGGATTTGGTACCAGTGCACCGACTGCAAAAGTCCACATGGGAGCCGGATCGGCCACAGCTAATACGGCCCCACTGAAATTTACATCCGGAACGAATTTAACGACTCCCGAAAACGGCGCAATGGAGTACAACGGAACAAACCTGTTTTTTACCAGGACCGGAGCAACTCGCGAAAATATCGTATGCTCCAGCGTTGTGAATTCGGTATCACCAACCGCTCCAAATAGAACGATCACCGTGAACCTTGACGGAACAACGTATTACATACATGCAAAAACAACCAACGACTAATGTAATGGAGGAACAAAAAGTTAGAATAGCCACATGTAATGATCAATCAGTAGTTACAGTGTACGATTGGGATGGACAGCGAATACCTGAGCTTGAAGGGCAGTATTCGGAAGACCTACATCGTCGGATAATTGATCAGTCCGACGATCGAACCATGTATAGCGGATTTCCAGAATTAACAATAGAAAACTAAAGTCATTATGAAATTTGATCCAAACTTCATTTTAAAAGGGATTGATCGTAAAGAACTTATTGGACCGGAAGATGAGGTCCATGCCGGTAAAGTTTTAGCTGGCACTTTGTACTATGCTCAGGTTGGCAACCAACTAAAGCTTCACTCTTGGGCGCTGAAGTTGTACGAAAAACAGCCGATTGAAATTACCAATGATGACCGGGCGCTGCTTTTAGATATTATCGAAAAAACGAGACTTCCGGTTATAAGCGCGGGTCCGATTATTCAAATGCTTAACGAATTACAATGAACCCTGCTTTAAGATACGCCTACTACCATCGAGGAGAAGGATCTGATCCAGAGCCGGCACCTGATTATTCCAACACTATATTCGTACTGCTATCTGTTGGACAAAGCAACGAAGCGGCACAAGCTGAATCATCTCGACTTGCGTTAACTGAGTATCCTACTCAACCGGATCGGGTTTGGTATTATTGGAAGTCGACTTCTCAGATTGATTCAACGGATAATGGAAATTGGGA